TATAGGGTATGGTCTCCTGCCCACCACCCCATAGACTTTGAAGTCTGTCAACAATAGCCAAATATACACCTTAAAGACTCTGAAGTCCTTATAAGTACTGAAGTTCATAGCCTATCGGTAGCATCTTTAGTGTTGTTTTATATAGTTTCTTTTAGTCTTCAAAGTCTTCAAGCTTTCCTAAGTTCATGACTGATTGATTATGCGACTTTTGAGTCTTAAAAGTATGTATAGATGTACATGTTCTCCTGTTAATAACTGGTTAATGAAATTCATAAGCTTTCAAAGTCTCAAGTGTTTACAGATTTTTTAGTCGTTACACTTGCCAGGACTTCGAAGACTCGTACTGGCTGCTAAAAAATCTATAAAACTTTTGAGATTATCTGGTTTCACAAGATAACTCAAAACTCAAGCACTTGATACTTGAAACCATTATTCATTCATGTATAATTTAGTTATAAACAGGAGAATAACATGAATCATTTAATTATACATATTTACGACACAGAGACTCAAAAGTCTTATGAGTGTCAATCAGTCATGAAAGCTTTGGATATTATCATATATCTTAACCAAAGCAGATTGAAGGTGTTTTCTAATAACTATAAAGTTATGGAAAGCTTAACTAATATTTCAAATAACAAAGGAGAAAATTATGGAATATAAAACAACACACGAAAGCATTCAAGCTAATAAAGATGGCATGGCTACCGATAGGCAAGTAAATTATCTCATAGCTTTATATCGTGATGTACTCAAAAAGAGCATCACTAAATCTATGAAAAAGCTTGATGCTAATAATGATTATATTAACTTTGGTTTAAAAGCTGGTCCTTTGAAAGGTAAATTAGCGATTCATTGCTATAATACTTTTATTCCAGCTAATAAATCATTAACTAAAAATAAAGTATCTGAAATGATACATAATGCTAAAGAATCGCAGAAGTTTGATAGAGCTTTTGCTAAAGCTTTAGTAAAATCAGCTAATGATTATGTAGCACCAGCGAAAGCTAGTTCATAATCAAACTTCTAAATCCTCAAAGTATTCAATATACTTTGGGGATTTTTTTTGACTTCAAAGTCGGGTTATAATCACAAAACCTCACATGAGCCTAAAGTCTCACAGGTTTTGTGGCTCTTTACCTTGGTGGGGGCTTTGACACCTAAACTTTCTTGAAGTGTGGTGTTTTAAAGAGCCCATACCCTCTAAATAAATAGTTAATTAAATATTTATCTATCTAAATAAATTATTATAGGGGAAAATTATAAGCTTGGGTCGGTAGTTGAGGGCGATTTTAACTAAAATGTCACATAATTATTACAAAATGTAACATAATTGTAACATAATTGACACAAAAGGTACAGTAAAAATTATAAAAAGGTACATAAAATAATAAAAACTTTTATTAATTTTTTTATATTTTACTAATTATACATGGGCTTGACTTTCGGTTCGAGGTGTGGGAAAGTGTAAAAGCATTCGGCACAAGCCGATTCAAAATATTTATTTGGAGATAAATTATGAAAAAACGATTGAATAAATCTGACAGAGCCTTGGCTCAAAATAAATTTGATCAAGTCAAACAAGCTAAACATAGAATTATTGTTAGCTTCAATGATCAAGAGAAAGCAAAAAGATACCTAAAATCAGAGGGTTATAGGTATCAAGAAGTCTATTCGTTCAAAGAGGATAGAGCTATGTTATACAAGAACTTCAAAAATTCTTGGGTAAAGTTAGCATCTAAATTTGATTATCTTAATGATAATACAATGGAGATGGGAACTGTTTGGGTAATTGAAACAATTTAATTTAGGAGAAAATTATGAGTTATGATATTAAATTTGAAATCGAATATAAAGATGTTCGTGGTGATGATACTTTTAACAGAACTGTTGCTGAGTTTAATCACACTTGGAATTTATCTAAATTCTTTAGACAGTTTTTGAACTTTGAAGATGAGGGTTTGGGTGAAGTAGGTATCAATGGTTTTTATGGTATGCTTGGTAAAGATGCTTGGTTTGTTTTAAACAATGCTGTTAGAACATTTAATCAATCAGATATAAATCATGATTGGTTTAAAAATTGGGCAGAAAAAGAATATAATCCTGAGAATGGTCATGGTAGTGTAGATACTGCTATGAAATTACTTACAGATATGATGAATACCTGTAAAGAATATCCAACTTCAGTTATAAAGATTTATTAATCTTTAATTATAATTAGGTCTTGACAAAGCCTTTCAGACCTGTTAAACTTCTAAAAGTTTTTCAGGGTTCAATAAAAATTTAATTTATAGGAGAAAATTATGTCATTAGAAAATACTTTAACTACTACTTCAAGTTCATATCATGATGATAAAGATCATTTTGATATTGTAGATTTTATAGAGTCTACAATAGAACTTCAAGAAGATAGTATCAAAGCTAATAGAGATGTTGAGAAAGAAATACAAGACTCTCAATTAGATTTAGACAATTATACATGAGCTTGACTTTCGCTTCGAGGTGTGTCAAACTTCTAAGCGAATCGAGACAGGTTCAATAAATTTAAGATATAAAGTAAAAGAGCTGACAATAGATCAGATAAAATAATATCACTTTGTATTCAGGGTTAACAGAGAAACACCAGTAAAGATAACTAAATAATAAAACTGCATGTACTCTCCCGACTTAGACATACGCTATAGATTTGTCTTTGAAATACCCAGTTGCTAGTTGATGGGTACAAATAACTAGAACTCAATGGGAGTTGTATATCCAAGTTGAGTATAAATAAACACAAAGGTGGTATACCAGTTTGGTAGTTCTGCAAAAACTACCACCTTTATTAACCTTAATAAACTATGGAGATAGATATGTCAAAATTGATATACAGCAAAAATGGTAGTCAAACTACTGAAAGCATTCGTAATGCATCACCTATGATTCAAGCAGTATGGAATCAAGCTAATAAGTTTGGTGCTAATATTGTAAGAGTTAGAGCCTATCAAGATAGGTTTGGTAATGATACTGGTAAGACCTTCAATTCTTATCATCATGAAAAGGTATCAGTCTACAAGCAAAAAGATGAGGTGCATGAAAGCAATGCCCTATACTTTGCTCAGAAGATACCTGTGACTAAGTCTAACAAAGGTATGCAGATACTTGAGGTAGCATCTAATCTTGATGTCCAAGATACTTTGGATATCATTGATGAGATTCAATACTATGCAGAGACTTCTTTCTTAGGAAGACTTTGGAATCGTATTAGATATGGTACTCCCATGTCTATCACAGCCTAGTTTGTGTAAGGAAAAACTAGGAAAGTGTTGACAGGCACTTAAAAAACCGATAGTTATGTTGCTGTTGGAGGAGTTGGTAGTTATCTTCGGAACTAAAAAACTACCATTTAATTTTAACCCACATAATAAATGGAGATATATTATGCCAAAAGTAGTAAAAAGAAAATTACATTACCAAACTTTGAAATTGTTACAAATAGAAAAGCACCTCCTAGAAAAACCAACCCTAAATCTTTTTGGAGAGATTTAATAGGTTCTATGTCAGCAGGTGATTGGTTTGTTCTTGATAAAAAAGATAAGATGAGAGCTTGTGTAAGTGTCGGTAAATATGCCAGAGGTAGATACTCTTTATATCAACACCCTGAACTTGAAAACAAATATGTTTGTACAATAACCAAGTAAAGTTTTGTAGTTAGGAGTGAGCCTTTGTAAAATCCCACTGGTCTTATATGTCTGAAGTGCGAGTTAAGGATAAAAGTAAATGAGAACTAAACCACCATGCACTAACTACAAAGACTCATCAGTACCTAGAGTATGAGTATAAAATATGATTAGGTGTAGGTTGGTAGTCCTACACAAAAAACTACCACTTAATTTTTATGGAGAAACTTATGAGCAACAATGTAAACAGCACTATCATGGACAACATGAGAGATAATGTGCATGAACTATGGGTACTTGACAGTCGACCAGACTTAGAAGCTGATTGCCTACAGTATTGCTATGACAATATTGATATACCTTTACCCTATGCAATGATTGAGTTTTTATCTCAGCATTGTAGTCAAGCAGTATCAACTCAAGATTTAGAACACATGGCAAAGGAGAGTCAAGATGTATAAAGATTTTAAAGATGGAGTAGCAGATGCTTTGTTGTTAGGTGTTTCTGATGAAAACAAAAACTCTAGTATGTATAAACAAGGCTATGATTTTGGAATGTGGTTATGGAATGAACAAAGGAGACTGAAGATGCCTAAATATAATTTGCTATCTAGTGGTAGCACCAAGATTGAAAAGAGCAACAAGCTATCAGACAAATACTTTAGTCGGATAATTTATCTAGCTTCTGATGATGAAGCAGATGGTAAGAGAACTGTATGTCCTTATGCTAAGATTGCCAAGTGCAGTGAGCCATGTTTAGACACAGCAGGTATGGGTAAATTCTCTAATGTTCGAAAGGCTAGAGTTAGAAAAACTCTATTGTTCTTAAACGACCAGCAGGAGTTCATGAGACAGCTTGTACAAGACGTAAATAAATTCTTGAAGGAATGTGATAGGCTTGGTAAAAAACCTGCCCTACGTCTTAATGGTACAAGTGATATTCAATGGGAAACTATTGAGATTGATGGACATGAAAACATCTTTGCCATGTTTCCACAGATACAGTTCTATGACTATACAAAAATCCCAACTAGGAAGGTAGAGCACATACCTAACTATCATTTGACTTGGAGTTATTCCGAAGCTAATGATAAGTATGCTACTCTGTTCGACAAAGTATCGAACAACATAGCAGTAGTCTTTCGTGATGCTCTACCTAAAATGTTTAAAGGTTTGAAAGTAATTGATGGGGACAAGCACGACATGAGATTTCTTGATGAGTCTCAGGTGGTGGTCGGTCTTATCGAAAAAGGTGAAGCCAAGAAGGATACTTCAGGCTTTGTAATTGATTTAATAAATGCGAGGACAATATAATGTATGCAGTAAACGAAACAAAACCAACAGACTTAGAAAAGCTAGATGAAAAAATAGCTGATAGGATTGGAGACTTAACCTTTAGACAAGAAGATGTAGAGTCTTGCATTGATAATGCACAAGACGATATCATAGATTTAAACTCAGAAGTCGTTGAGTTAAGAGAAACTGTTGAAGACTTACAAGATACTATTCAAGAACTACAAGATAAACTGGAGGAACTAACCAATGAATGAATACTATAACAAAGAAGACTCTGCTAAAAGAGTAGAAGATTTTAAAAAAGCTGTTAACATTATGGAAAAAGCAATATCAAAAGCATTCTTTAATGGGTATGGTTTGATGTTTAAATACCACAAGATTGAAACAGGTGAGCATGAACAACGAATGCTGTTGACTGTATCAGATATTAAATACAACGATGATGATGAAATCTTGGTTGGTGGTTGTATTAATAATGATGGGGATTACAGACAATTCTTTATGGAAAACATGATGTCTGTTAAACCTTTTAAGTATGTGTCTATTGACTAAGGAAACTTTTTATGATACAATACAACAAGATTAAGGTGACAGCAAAGGTAAAAGCTAAACACACCATATCAGATTATTTGATGAAGGTGTTTGATGGGTTGAAACATAATCCATTAGACTTTATAGATGATTGGGAAACCATGACAACAAAAGAACAAGAAGCAGTGATAGATCAAGTCAGCTTGTTTGAGGACAGGATACACAAACTGCTTGGAGTTAAATTTAAGGAGATAACAAGTGCGAGTAATTTTAGTAAATCCATTTGACGAGACAGTCAAAGAAGCAGTATATGGTGGGGACTTTAGAGAAATCTATGACCTCATAGGTTGTAGAACTTTTGATGTAGTTTACATGGGTGATCAACATGATATGTATGTAGATGATGAAGGTCTGCTAAAATCTAATCAAAGATTTTTTAGATTTGAAGACAGAAACCTAGCAGGTAAAGCTTTAATATTAAAACATGATGATGAAGGAGAAAGCACAGATGCCGACATTCCTTTGGAAGATGTCATTGAATCTATTGAATGGTTACCCGAAGGACACAGAGAAGAACCATACATGGAGTTCAAGGCTTGGCAATGAATAGTAAACAAATCAAAAAACTTCGTAAGCTTATCAAACCTTTACAGGTTGAGTGGCTTCAATCTATATTACCTGAAGACCAAGGCAAAGTAATTACTGTAAACAATGTTGAGGAACTTATGCCCGATCAGACTCATGCCTTTGGTAATCGTCAAATGCATTTATCTTTTATGTCTGACAAGTGGATAATGAAAGTATTGAAAGCTAATCCACATATAAAAACATACAAAGAACTTGCAGAAGTAAACGAAAAAGAACAACACAAATATTTAGATAGGAGATTTTAATGGAAGAATATATTATGGATGTCGAACTAGACAATGAACGAACAATTTTAAAAACTTTTTCTCGTACTGTTGAGGGTGCTGTAGATAACATGGTTAAAATTGAAGGTGTTCAAAAACTTTTTAACATAGGTAATACAGACACTCAAGAAACTTGGGAGTTTGAAGAAGATATTACTGAGCTAAGAAACTTAAGAAATAAATTACCTAAAAACATTGAGATGTTTTTCAGTGTAGGAGAAAACTAATATGGAATTTATGTTGGTAGTAGTAGGTGTTGTCTTGCTTTTGTCAATGACAACTTTGTACATGTACTTGATTGATAATGATAAGATAGAACCCCACATACCACCAAGAGTACAGCGTGGAAACTTTTGGGATGCAGAGACTAAGAAGTTTTACAAATGGGATGAGTTGATGGAACTTAAAAAACAGAGGGAACAAGATGACACAACATGATGATGCTGTCCAACAGCAAAGAGAGATTCTTGAATTAGAAAAACAAGCTAAACAAATTGTAGGTATTGACACAAGATACAAAGATGGTTTATGGTATAAACAAATCGTTGACTATGCTGATGGTCGAAGAGTTACAGAGTACCGAGACAAACGCAGAGCAACCATAGAGGAGAATAGATATGGCGAAGACATGGACTAAGAGTACATATACTTCTGCTACACAAGGCAGAGGTAAGAAGACAAGTCAAGGTAGAGGTAATGTTGCTTTCTCTACCATGAACAAGAATAAGAAAAGCAACTTCAAAAAATATCGAGGGCAAGGTAAATGAACGAGAAAAAAATAACAGTTAAAATTCCAGCAAGACATTTGGAATGGATTAAAAAGAACTATCGTAAATCTAGAAGTGGAGTTACTAGTTTGTTTGAGTACGGTGGTATAGATATCCAAGAGGTACATGCCATAGCAGATTTACTGTATCATCTTAATGAAGCATTTGAAATTGAGGGTGGTGAGTGAACATATTTTATTTTGATGAGTGTCCTACTATATCAGCAGAAGCACAGCCTGATAAGATGTTAGTCAAGATGCCACTTGAAACAGCACAGATGTTATGTACTGCACACCGAGAACTAGATGGTGATGAGTATGCAGATGCTAATGGACTTTACAAACGTGCATACTGGAATCACCCATGTACTATATGGGCTAGAAAATCTAGCTCTAACTACTCATGGTTGTATCGACACTTCCTAGCACTGGGTTCAGAGTATGAATACAGGTACGGTAGGAAACATGCAAGTGTTGTCAAGCTAGAAGAACCATTGAGTAAGATGCCCGACAACATTACACATACAAGCATGACACCATTAGCACAGGCTATGCCTGAGGAGTATAAAAATGAAGATGCTATTATTGCTTATCGTGATTACTGCATTAACGAAAAACACTATGCCAAATGGGAACGCAATAGAACTAAGCCTATATGGTGGACAACACAGGAGGTTGCATGAACTACATATACGAAAGGATGATGGCTGATGGAGAGACAGCTATCTTTGATAGAGACGAACTGAGAAAGTTTGAAGCTTATGTAGCTGAAAACTATCAAGAGTTTTATGAAAGTAAAGCTGCTTATGAAGTGCAGAAGGATGGAGAAAAATTCCTGGTCACTTTATTTGAAAACCCTGTGATAAGTATGGAAGATATTTTGCTTGACATTCAAGACTGATTCTGTTATACTGTGTATCACAATGAGTAACCAAACACATCAAGCCCTCTATCTCCAATTGAACGAATGGTTTGGTACAGCACAGTCTGTAACTCCGAGAGTAGTTACTCAAAACTCTCCCAACTTCACAACAAAGCTATAAAAGGAGGAAACGCATATGGCTATATTAGAAGGAACTGCGTACTGGGCAAGTATAACTACACCCAATACGACATTCGACCCCGTGTACACTGTCAACCTAGTGGTTGATGATGAGACTGCAAATGACTTTGCATCTCGTGGACACAAAGTAAAGCAGATGGATGAAGGTCCAGCTTTAATTATCAAACGAAAAGTAAATGGTCCTAACGGAATGGTTAGACCTGCACCTCGTTTGTTAGACTCAGACAAGCAGGAAGTCACAACTGCTGTTGGAAATGGATCAAAGATTAAGGTCCAGTTTAATGAGTATAGTGGCGAAGGTAAGTATGGTCCTTATCAAGGATTAGACTTACAGGCAGTAATGATTACCGATCTTGTGCCTTACAAGAATGGTGATGGTGATGAATTCCTATCTGATGGAGAGGAGTTCTAATGATTATTACTATTAACAATGACGATGGTACAACAAACTTTGATGTCAATAATATTAGTGACGATGCTGTAAAGCAAGAAGCAACTGTTGTTGTACAGAAGGTTGGTACTTTACAGGTTGTCATTGAAGCCTTAGACTTTGCAAGTCGAACCCACCGAGTTAACTTAGAAGAGTTACTCAAGGCGAGAGACGAAGCTATAGTTGAACCAGCCGAAGAGACTGACAAAGAATCTTCAAAATAAATAACTCGGCTAGGTGTAAAAGCCTAGCCACTTTTCTAAAGGAGATAGAATGCAAGAACAAAGTAAATTTGTACGACACAAACTACCATGCCCGTCATGTGGTGGGTCTGACCCTGTGTCTATGAACGAGGACAAGTCTGCTCATTGCTTTAGCTGTGAGACACACTTTCCTAATTATGTTGATGCTTGTGATGGTAAAATTATGGACACAAATCCCAAACCAAAACTTAGTAATACGTTTTTAAACACATACAGTGGTAGCTTTGGTGCTCTTACAGACAGATGTATTTCTGAAGACACAGCTAAGAAGTATGGAGTAAGACGTGTAGTAAGTTCAGATAATAAAGTTGCTCAACATATCTACCCATTCTTTAATGGTAACGAAGTTGTAGGAACTAAAACTAGATTTGTAGATAACAAGAACTTTTCATTTGCAGGTACGTATGAAGGCACTGGGTTATTTGGGGAACAGTTGTTCCGAAATACTGGTGGTAAGTACCTAACAATCGTTGAAGGTGAATGTGATGCTATGGCTGCTTATGAGTTGATGCAATCCAAGTGGGCATGTGTCTCGTTAAAGCGTGGTGCATCGGGTGCTGTTAAAGATATCCGAGAAAGCATTGAGTTTGTTGAGTCATTTGAGAATGTAGTACTATGTTTTGACAACGACAAGGCAGGTAAAGAAGCAGCTATGAAGGTTGCTCGTATACTAAAACCCGGTAAAGCTAAGATAGTTTCACTGCCTACAGGATGTAAAGATGCTAATGACATGCTTCGACAGAAGAAGTTCCAAGCGTTTATGTCTGCATGGTGGGAAGCTAGAACTTATACACCCTCAGGCATTATGGATTTATCTACTCAAAAATCTGAGTGGTTACATAGAGAGACTAAGGAGAGCATTGCCTATCCTTGGGAAGGTCTTAACAAGAAACTATATGGAATGCGTAAAGGTGAGCTTGTTACTTTGACAGGTGGAACAGGGCTTGGTAAGTCTAGTGTTACTCGTGAGTTAGAACACTGGTTGATCAAGAACACAGAAGACAACGTAGGTATTGTAGCTCTTGAAGAGAACTGGCTACGAACTGCTGATGGTATTATATCCATTGAAGCTAATGATAGAGTGTATCTCAATGAGAGACGAGAACAGTATAGTGAAGAACAACTGACTGCTTTGTTTGACAAAGTAATACCAAAAGGTCGTGTATTTATTCATGCTCATCTTGGTGCTACTGATATCGATGAGATATTTTCTAAGCTGAGATATATTATTGTTGGGTGTGAATGTAAATGGGTTGTCGTAGATCACTTACACATGTTAGTTAATGTATTAGCAGAAGGTGATGAGAGACGAGGTATTGATTCACTTATGAACAGACTACGAAGTCTTGTTGAAGAGACTGGTGTAGGTATGATACTTGTATCTCATTTACGTAGAGCATCGGGTGACAAAGGACATGAACAAGGCATTGAAGTATCACTGTCTCATCTAAAAGGTTCTCAAGGCATAGCACAGTTATCTGATTGTGTGATTGCACTAGAACGTAACCAACAATCTGACAACGAAGACGAAGCCAATACTACAAAAGTTCGTGTGCTCAAATCAAGGTACACAGGTGATACAGGATTGGCATGTAGCCTACGCTACAATAATGAAACCGGTAGACTATTTGAAGTTACCGAGGAGGAAACATTTGAAAACACAGAATTCTAAAATTATATTTGACATCGAATGTGATGGTTTAAAACCTACAAAGCTACATTGTATTGTAGCCAAGGAAGTTGATGGTCCATTACATAAGTTTCCACCTCATAAACTTGAGGAAGGTATTGAGTTTTTAAAACAAGCCGATACTTTAATTGGACACAACATCATACGTTTTGATTTAGCTGTGCTTAAAAAACTAACAGGTGTTGATCTGTATCATAAGAACATTGAAGATACTCTTGTTATGTCTAGGCTATATCAACCTATCCGTGAGAACGGTCACAGTTTAAAGACGTGGGGTTACCGTGTAAACTTTGCAAAGCAAGAACAACCTATTGACTTTGATGAGTACACACCACAGATGCTTGAGTACTGCTGTAACGATGTGAGGTTAAATGAGTTAGTTTACTTTGCTTTACTTAGAGAACAAACTGGGTTTAGTGATGAATCAATTGATCTTGAACATAGGATAGCATCTATTATATCTGACCAAGAGAATAACGGATTTAAGTTTGATGAACGTAAGGCTACAATATTATTAGCTGATCTTAAAGCTAAAATGCATGAAGTAACAAGCGAAGTACAAAGTACGTTCAAACCTAAAATGACTGATGTTAAATTAGTGACACCAAAAATTAAAAAGGATGGTGAGTTATCTAAGTCAGGTTTGACTGCTGAAGAATACAACAAACTAATTGAAAGTGGCAGTCGTAAACCGTTTATGAGACAAGAACTTAAACCTTTTAATCTTGGCAGTCGTAAACAGATTGGTGAATACTTAATAGACTTTGGTTGGAAACCAAATAGATTTACACCTACAGGTCAGCCGATTGTAGATGAAGGTACACTTAAAAAGATTACACATATACATGAAGCTAAACTTATTGCAGACTTCTTGTTGTATCAAAAGCGTATTGCTCAGATACAATCTTGGTTGGATGCAGTTGAAGAGGATGGTAGGGTACATGGCTCAGTAATTCCTAACGGAACCATTACTGGTCGCATGTCTCACAACCACCCAAACGTAGCTCAAGTACCAGCAGTATACAGTCCTTATGGTAAAGATTGTAGAGCATGTTGGACTGTAGATGAAGGTAATGTTTTACTTGGAGTTGATGCTTCAGGATTAGAACTTAGAATGTTAGCACACTATATGAACGATGAGGATTATATAAATGAAGTTGTCAACGGAGACATACACACAACTAATCAAAAACTTGCAGGGCTTGAATCAAGAGATACAGCAAAGACTTTCATCTATGCACTCGTATACGGAGCAGGAGATGCAAAGATTGGAAGTGTGGTTGGAGGATCAAGAAAAAAAGGTAGGGAACTTAAAGATCGTTTTTTCGACAATCTCCCCACACTTAAAGCTCTTAAGGACAAGGTTCAACGAGCTGCAAAAAGAGGATTCCTTAAAGGATTAGATGGTAGGAAGATATACATACGAAGTGAACACGCTGCTTTAAACAGTTTACTTCAGGGTGGTGGTGCTATTGTCATGAAGAAAGGATTAGAAATATTAGATGCTAGGCTTAGACTCAGTGGTGTACCACATAAGTTTGTTGCTAATATACATGACGAATGGCAGATTGAAGTACCATCATGTAACGCTAACAAAGTGGGACAATTGGCAGTAGATAGTTTAAAACAGGCAGGAGAACATTTTAAAATGAGATGTCCTCTTGATGGTGAATATAAAATAGGAGGAGATTGGAGTGAAACACATTAATAAAAACTGTAACCATTGTAGTGTTGAGTTGGTTTTAAATGAAAACTATGACGAACACCGTTTAAAAAGAAAAGACTATATTTGTAAAGATTGTTATATAACATATTTAGATTCAAACATGTATGTAAACGGAGAATATATTTCAAGGTCTCACCCTCTACATAAACCGGGAAGATATAAGACTTTTGAAGATGCTGCGTTTAGTTCTCTAGCCAAGTATAAACTAACCAAAGAAGGACAAGTTTATGTCATTACTAATAAAGCTTGGAAAGGCTGGGTTAAAATTGGAATGGCTATTGATGCCAAAGATAGATGTAATCAATACCAAACCTCTAGTCCTTACAGAGACTATGAACTAAAACATTCAAAGTATTTTAAAAATAGAAGAAAGGCTGAATTGAAAGCACATAAACTGTGCGAAACAAAAGCTGAAGATAGAAACGGTGAGTGGTTTAAAATGAAAATAAAAGATGCGACAAAATTAATTGATAGCATAACTGAGGAACAATATGAAAAAGAAACAGCTTGACACGGTAGTTCAAGACATCTACGATAAAGTAGAATTACTTGGTCAGAATAAAGCTCTCGATGTGACTGACAAACAGATAGAAGACTTTGGCAATTACATGAAGGAAGCTTTAAGAGATTGGCTTACACCAAGACCAACAAGTAAGCCTATACTTAGAATGTCTAACATAGGAAAACCTAACAGGCAACTATGGTTTGACATGAACTCTGAACGAGAACAAAAAGGATTCACTGCACCGACAATGATTAAGTTTTTGTATGGACATTTACTTGAAAGAGTTGTGTTGTTTTTAACAGAGCTTGGTGGTCATGAAGTTACTGATGAACAAAAAGAAATTAAAGTAAATGGTATTCTTGGACACATGGATTGTAAGATAGATGGTGAAGTTGTTGATATCAAGTCAGCATCTAATTATGCATTTCAAAAGTTTAAGAACGGTACTCTTGCAGAGGATGACCCGTTTGGTTACATGGCTCAACTTGCTGGATATGAAAAAGCAGAAGGTACAAGTAACGGTGGATTCTTAGCAATCAATAAAGAAACAGGAGAATTAGCACTTTTTAAACCTCAAGAGCTTGACAAACCCAACGTGAGTGCTAAAATAAATAAGGTTAAGTCTGAAATAAAAGGCAAGACTATTCCTGACTTTTGTTACGAGCCTATCCCTGAAGGTACATCAGGCAACTTTAAAATTGCTAGAGGTTGTGTGTGGTGTCCTCATAAGTTTGAGTGTCATAAAGATGCTAACGATGGTCAAGGTTTGAGAGTCTTTGAATACTCTAAAGGTTTATCTTATCTTACTAAGACAGTAAGAGAACCTAAGGTTGAAGAGATAACTCATAGGTTTATCAATGCCTAGAAGAGTACCAAGAAAACCGAGACCTAAAAAGATTAACGTACCCAAAGGTTATGATAGTCGGTGGGAGTATGACATTCACTTAGGCATACTTCAAGACTGGAAACACCACTGGGATGTCATACAATATGTTGTTGAACACAAATACGAAGCTGACTTTGTTAGAAAAATAGATGGTAAAACAATACTACTAGAAGCTAAAGGTAGGTTTTGGGACCATGCTGAGTACAGTAAATATATACATATTAGAAAAGCATTACCTAGAAATACTGAGCTAATCTTTTTATTTCAAAAGCCTTTCTCTCCTATGCCGGGAGCCAAGGTTAGGAAAGACGGAACAAAAAGAACACATGCTGAATGGGCAGAAACAAATAACTTTACATGGTATAGTGAAGAAACTTTACCGAAGGAATGGAAAAATGAAACAGAATAATTATAAATTTAATGAAGACAAATTATTACAAGAGCTTAAAGGATACATTGATGCTACATACAGTCAGCATTATGCATCCGATAAATATCAGGCTACCGATGTTATTATTGATTCGGGACACGGTGAGGGTTTTAGTCTTGGTAATATTATGAAGTATGCTAAACGCTATGGAAATAAAGAAGGAAAGAACAGAAAAGACTTGCTTAAAATATTACACTATGCTATAATAATGCTTTACGTACACGACACAGAAAATTTATAATGAAAGAATATTTAGGACCAATCATAAAAGATTTTTTTTATTGGTGTGTATATGTCTTAGAAGTTATAGGAGATATAACTGGTTTAGGATATATGTTGGCTAATATTGTAATCTTTGTATTTTTACAACCAGCTTTAATTTTATTTTTTATTTGGCTGTGGTTAAAAGAAAGGAAACAAAATGGAAGATAAAGTAGGTATCAAGGATTATCTTGGTATAAAAATTAATTATAGTAATGAAAAACTATTAGACAAGTTTAGTCTTGACACATTAAAAGATAGGTATTTATGGGATGAAGAAACACATGCACAAGAAGCCTTCGCAAGAGCAGCAGTCTTCGCAGCTACATACAAAGGTAACACAGACTTTGAATTGGCTCAAAGGCTTTATCACTACAGTTCCAATTGCTGGTTCATGTTTAGCACTCCTATACTTAGTAACGGGGGAACAAGTCGTGGGCTTCCTATTAGCTGTTTCCTTAATTATGTACCTGATAGCAGGACTGGTTTATCAGATCACTATGATGAAAATATATGGTTGGCATCTTCGGGTGGAGGTATTGGTGGATATTGGGGTGACATTAGGAGTAACGGTATATCTACTACTCACGGCAGTCGTTCTACTGGTTCAATTCCTTTCATTCATGTCGTAGATTCACAGATGTTAGCCTTTAATCAAGGCACAACAAGACGTGGTTCTTATGCTGCATATATGGACATATCTCATCCAGAGATTGAAGAGTTCATTAACATGCGTAAAGAATCCGGTGGAGATATTAATCGTAAGAATCTTAATCTTCATAACGGTATTAACATTACCAATGAGTTCTTGAAAGCTGTTGAAGAAGATGCAGACTTTAGATTGATTGATCCTAAGACTAACGAGCCTACTAAGATTGTAAATGCTAGAGACTTGTGGTGGCAGATCATTAATGCTAGAGCAGAGACAGGTGAGCCTTACATGGTCAACATCGATAGATGTAATGAAGCTTTACCTAAAGAACAGAAAGATTTAGGATTAGAAATCAAACAGAGCAATCTTTGTTCTGAGATTACTTTACCTACTAACGAAGAGAGAACAGCAGTATGTTGTTTATCTTCTGTCAACTTAGAATACTTTGATGAATGGTCAGAAAACCCTATGTTCATTGAAGATTTAATAACCATGCTAGACAACGTGCTTCAACATTACATTGATAACGCTGTCGATACAGACAACCTAGGAGAATACAATGCAAACTTTAAAAGATTTCAAAAACATATTAAACCGGGCAAGGAAGGCTTTGTTAAATCTGCCTACTCTGCTTATAGAGAAAGGTCGTTGGGTCTCGGTGCGATGGGCTTCCATTCGTATCTCCAATCACGCAACATTCCTTTTGAAGGTATCTTCGCTACGGGCTTCAACTATAAGGCTTTTAAATACATTAAAACACAAGCACTACGAGCTTCTAAAAACCTTGCTGACCAACGTGGGGAAGCACCTGATGTCAGTGGTAGTGGGAGGAGGAATGCTCATCTTTTGGCTGTTGCTCCTAATGCCAGCTCTAGTATTATTTGTGGTGGGACATCTCCTTCGATTGAGCCATATCGTGCTAACGTCTATACGCACAAAACTCTCTCAGGTTCTTTCCAAGTTAAGAACAAATACCTAGAAGAACTTCTCAAGGATAAAGGTTTAAAGAAAGATGAGTTGACTGCATTGTGGAAAGACATTGCAGGTAACGAAGGTTCTGTACAGCATCTAGAGATATTAACAGACGAAGAGAAAGAAATATTTAAGACTGCTAATGAGATAGATCAGATATGGATTATCGAACATGCTGCTAAAAGACAAGAGTTTATTTGTCAAGCACAATCCGTTAATCTTTTCTTTACACTTCCAAAGGCTACAGAGTCACAGGAAGTACACGATGAGTATATGCAGTACGTCAATGATGTTCACTGGTATGGGATGAACAAATTAAAGTCTTTGTATTACTTTAGAACTAATGCTGCTAGAAATGCAGAGAACGTAAACATTAAAGTTCAGCGTATTAAATTAGACGATGCTGAATGTATAGCTTGTGAGGGATAGTATGGGTTGTTGGCACTGTGGAACAGAATTGATATGGGGTGGAGATCACGACATAGAAGATGAGAACGATGAGTATATTATGGAAACTAATTTAAGTTGTCCTAAATGTAACTCTGCTGTTATAGTTTATTTACCAAAGGATTAATATGAAACAATCAGACTTTGACAAAGTGTTTAGTCAGAAGTTTGCTGGCTTTACAAGTAGGATGTGGTTAGATTATTGTGATGAACATAAAGACCCATTCTCAAAAACACAAGATTACGCAGGATACGTAATTGAAAATTTAAAATATTTAGTTAAGAAATTTAACGAGGAGAACAGATGAGTTTATTAGATACAAGAGATTACTACAAACCTTTCGACAACCCATGGATGTTTGACTACTATGTCTTACAAAACCAAATGCATTGGATGCCGGAGTCAGTACCACTACATACAGATGTAAAAGATTGGCAAGAGTTAGATTCAAAAGAAAAGAACTTACTTACACAAATATTTAGATTGTTTACTCAATCTGATGTAGATGTTGGTGCAGGTTATGTTGATAGATACATGCGTATCTTTAGAAAGCCTGAAGCTAGAATGATGATGGGTTCGTTTGCAAACATGGAGTCTATCCATCAACATGCTTACAGCTTACTCCTTGATACAGTTGGTATGCCTGAGATAGAGTACAAAGCTTTTGCAGAGTACGAAGAAATGGCAGATAAACACGAGTACGTACATAACATCAAGACCATCAAGAAAGATAAGAAGAGTATTGCAAAAACTTTAGCAGTCTATTCAGCCTTTACAGAAGGACTACAGTTGTTTCAGTAGCTTTGCAATCTTGTTAAACTTTCCAAGGTTCGGCAAGATGAAAGGTATGGGACAGATAGTTACTTACTCTATACGTGATGAGTCTATGCACGTTGAAGCTATGACTAAACTGTTCAGAGAGTTTATTCAAGAGAACATAGATATATGGACAGATGATTTTAAAGCAGAACTCTACGAGATTTGTAGACAGATGGTAACACTAGAAGATAAATTCTTAGACCTAGTGTTTGATATGGGAGACCTTGAAGGTCTTACAAAGAAAGATATGTATGCTTACAATAGATACATAGCTGATAGAAGATTACTACAGCTTGGTCTTAAAACAAACTATGACCAACGTGAGAATCCTCTAGGTTGGTTGGATGAAGTTATGGGTGTTGAACATCAGAACTTCTTTGAAGGTCGTGCTACTTCTTACATGAAAGCAGGACTACGTGGTAGACAAGACAAAATAAGTTTTGCAAGGATTGGTGATGAGCAGAACTAAACGCACAGAAGCAAAGCTTGTAAGCTATACTTTGTTTTATGACTTAACTGGTAAGCTGGTCACCGAAAGAACCAGCACAGATATAAAAGATTTAGAAAAGTTTTTTACACCTGAAGAGTATAATACTTTGAAAACTGTGCTAAGAGAAGCGACTACTAAGCTTGATAAGATTCATAATGAGATTGAAGCTCATTTAAATGCAAGGTTACTAAGTTAAATACGATAACGTCAATAAACTTAATATGATTATTGGTAAAAAGAAATCTTGATTCATAGACCTTCTGGTCATTATTTATCCTTATTTGATGAGCCAAAGTAAAAACTTATTACAGCAGTTGCGATACCTGTGAGTGAACCAATAATTAACATGACAATATCATCGCTTGAGTCGGGTACAGGAAAAGCTGTAATATAAAAGATGTAACTTAAGAATCCTGTCATTGACAAAGTTCCTAAAACTGTAGGAGTCCAGTCACCTGAGAATTTAGTCCTTGCATCTTTTCTATCATCAACTTCTAATGCATAGATATCTACATCAAGTTCTTTCATTTGAACTTCAAAGTCCTTTTCAGCTTTCTTAAGTTCAACCATCTGCTCGGCTGTAAGATTTTGCATAGCCTGTTCAATAGACTTTGGGTTGTTAGCTACACCTAAAACACTACTTAGTATCTGACCAGCTTGTCCTCCTATTGGACCACCAATAGCAGCACCAAGAGTTGGGGCTAAAGTACCTAATATGCTTTTTAATTTTTTCATTCTAATCTCCTAGTGTGAGTGTTGATTCAAGTAAATCATTTACAGACTCTATTAAATATTCAGGTATATCAGCACCTAATATATTATCTTCACTGTAAGCAATCATATACGACTCAAGTAAATCTTCATATAAAGGTCTGAAATCTTCTCGTTGTACCCAAGGCTCATTACATTTAGTACGAGCTTTACAATCTATTCTGTAAGCTTTATCTAATTGTTTCTCTGTGTATAATAACATTATTGATCTAATACAATTTGTTGTAGCTCAATGCTACGTCTACCTACTTGAGTAAACCAGCGACTATCCTGCATCTCTGCAGCCATTTTATTCCAGTCGTGTTCTCTACAAGCTTTCAACATGTTACGAAACTTTGAAAGTCTTGTACCACCTAAGTTAAAACACATGTTGACTAACACGTGCTGTATCTTTTCAGGTAGTTTATAAAAAGCTTCCTTGTCTCCAAACACATGTATAGCTTCTGCATAATGCTTATCAAAGTCTATGGTAAAGTATTTATCTACAACTGCTTGTATAACAGAAGTACCAACTTCCCAATCATATTCAAGGTTCGTTTGGTTGACATAGGTGACCAACTCCTAAAGTTTTCGAGCCTAAACTATCCATATAAATCTCTAGGACTTCGCCCTTCGTGGCGTTTAATCTCTGCTTTGCATTGTTCAATGTTCATATTAATACTCTAGTTTTCCTAAATTAATTCTAACCATGCTCCCCTCACCCGGACCACTTCCAAGATATGAACCTAACATACGTGGACCAAAATACTCTGGTTGTTTTAGAACATTACTCATATCTCCTAAAAAAGTTTTTACTCCTTCAATACTAAAGCTTCTATCTTTCCAAGATTTTTCATTAAAATTGTATTGATCTTCTAAGATAGTTTCTCCTTTGTCATTGGTAGTTAAACGAGCTTGTCCTATTGTAGTTTTTAAAGCATACTTTGGATCATTAAAAGATTTTTTTATTACACCTTGAGAACCTTTAATACTACCACCAACATCAGCATAAGCAGGGTCATCATAAACACTTTTCATTCCTTCAGGAACTGTTTGATAATCTTTATATGAAATAGTATCAGATTGACGTTTTCTTGCATTAATAGCTATTTCTCTTGCAGCAGCATATTCTTCAGGACTTAAATCAGTTTCAGTTAAATCATCATCACCACCAAAAACATCATAGGCTAGTTGTCTCATATTAATTGGTAGTATTCTTTTTCTTAATTCAGGCTCTGCAGTTTCTGGAAGTTTGATATCATCTCGTTTAAACTTACGTGCAACTTCTTTAGCTTTTTTTCTGAATACACTTAAAAAACTTTCTTGCTTTGAAGGCTCTTTTGCTACAGGTGCTTTGCTTTTACTAGGTATAAAAAGATTATCTCCTGCATAAATCTCATCAGGGTTTTTAATTTGTGGGTTTACTTCTAATAACTCAGCGATACTTAATTCATTATCTCTAGCAATAGAAAATAAAGTATCTCCTTTTTTTAAAAGTAATTTAAGTAAGCCACCTTTACGATACTGTAGCCTGTCCATATCATTTTTAATTGTCATAGTCCTAGTCCTTCCATTTGAGCTTTTAATGCTCGGTCTTCTTCGTCTTGTACAAACTCTGCAGTACTGTTAAAAGGCTCACCAGTTACTCTGCTTTGCATTTCATCAGGCTCATCAGTTACATTAGGTACGTTCTTAACTATACCACCTTTAGAGTATTTAAATAAAGGCTCGTTACTTGGCTCTTCTTTTTTATACGTTCCTCTAGCCATAGCTCTTAATTTCTTTTTAGTACCTTCACCAAATATATTATCATAAGCTCCATAGTAAGGTGCATTTGGAACTAAAAATTCTCCAAAACCTTTTCGATATAAAACTGAATCTAAAATATCTTGAGGAAAAGGACCACCCACAGCTTTCATAACCGAAGTGATTGGACCTACATTTCTTTCGTCTTCTTCTCTATACCGATAAGCATAATCAAACGGACCGAAACCACCCCAACGCCTAACAGCAGCACCTAGTATTTCTCCTTCAGGTTTCTCTTTTCCAGTATCGTAATCTACTGTAGCTTTACCGTTGCTTCGTATTTCATTACCTATATGAGCAACTGCTGTCATAAGTATAGTAGTCATAGCAATTTTAGGTGCTGTATGTGCAAAACCTTCATTGTACTTTAAACCATACTTTTTATTTTTATCTCTAGCTACCGGAGAAAACTCATTAATAAATCTTTTTAATATAGTATTATTAAAGACTGTAGGGTAACCAGCAAACTGAATTAAAAATTGAGCATCAGGTCTGCTAAACCAATCAGGTCTATTTGCTTCTGCTGCTCTAGGATTTAAAATAATTTCTTTAGTAAATCTATTTGCACCACCCAGCATACTTTCAGAATAAAAAGTTTCGTTACCGTTACCGTTTATACCTTTAGCTAAACTATCATCATATAAACCATTTTGATCTAATGATTTTTTATACCAAGTAACTGCTTCATTTTCATCAATACCTAACTGTCTTAGTTCTTTTATAACTTGTTTTTTTTCTGATGTCTTAAGAGTAGAACCAGATAAAGTTTTTCCTGTAGCTAGTTTTTCTGCATGTTGTTTAATAATTCTTTTACCAGTATTAAACGATGCTAGTTGAACTGCTTTAGTCCAAGGAGCTAAAATATTACTGTTAAAAAAGAATTCTTGCATTTTTTTCATAGTAGGACTTTCTATTGCTTCCCCTGCTAAACCTTCAATTCTTTCCATAACAGCTTGTTCAAAAGCTAAACCTGTTTGATGTATTTCGTCCCACGCTTCATCGGTTACATCTTTAAATCCTTTTGTAGTTTTTCCAGTTGATCTTTCAATAGCCTTAAATAGCCTATCAAAACTTGCACCAGTTTGAGTTTTCATAGCTGATCCAATATCTTGAACGACATTAAGACCGTCAGTACCACCAGCTCTTGATAATAAAATTAAAGGCTCAGTAATACTAGATAAAGTAGCAAATGGAAGTAAAGATGCTTGTTGACTTAAAATAATACCATCTTTAATTTTTCTTAAATATTTATTTTTATTTAATTGTGAATTACTAAATGTTTCTAAACCTGTAGCTCTACTATAAATCCTAGTTAATCCATTTTGAACTTTATCAATTTCTGCTCTACTATATTTTTTTGATCCATCTTTATTTTTTGCAGATAACATTCTATTTATAATAGGTGCTAATTCTAATTTATTAAATTCAGCTAATGTTGCACCAAAATATTTTTTACGTGCTATTGATTGTGATAAATTTGTAAAGTAATTCGTTAAAATAACTTCTACATCATCTTCTAAAAACTTAGAAATTTCCCAGTCTTCAATATCTACAAATCTTCTTGGTTGTAAATACCCAGTAGAATTACTTTTTCCTTTTACTCTTAGTTCAAATGGAGTATGTCTTTCAGCTAACATATCATCTATAATTTTGTAAGCTTTTAATTGTTTAGCTACAGCTTCATCACCGTTTGCTAAATCTAAAAAGTCCATTCCTTGTCCATTAGCATCTTTAAAAATTTCTTCATCTTTACCAAGCTGACCTTTCCTACTACCCTGTACAATTGAAGTACTACCATCTACGTTAGTAATTTCTACATCAATTAAATCTTTTTCATTAACAGGGTTAGCATGTCCTTTAGCAATTAATATATCTGCAAACTCTTCTTTGTTTTGATCTAACTGGTCATACTTATATAATCTAGGAAAGAAACCAGCTTTTCTAATTGTTCCAGTTCTAAATAATCCAACAGTATTTGCATCTACATATCCTTCATCTAATAAATTTCTTAAACCTTTATAAGCTTGAATTATATCAGGACTGACATCTATCGAAGTTTGATCTACAACATTTTTACCATCCACTCTAGTCATTTGTTTGTATGAAAATTGACCATTTACAATTTTATTATCTACATTATTAACTGTCAAGTTTTTATCACTTAATAAAATATTTAAAACTTTATTAGATTTAGATTCTAGTTTACCAAAAAAACCACTGTATCCAATAGGATCAAAAATTTTAGCTAGTGCTGGGATATATTTACCATGAAGTCTTCCATAAAACTCACCGAATGTACTAACCGATTCAGTACCATCTGCTAGTTTAGCTTTAGTAGCTCCTTCAGTACCTTCCTTTAAAATACCAGCATCCCAATCATATCTTAGTTTTCTTAAAAAGTTTCCTATTAAAGGTTCGTCTTCTACAAACTGTACCATTTCAGACGTAGATTTACCAAATAAAAAGTTTAAACCGGTTCTAACACTTGGCTTAGATTTATCAATTCTGGCAATTGTTTCTTCTGTAACTTCTCCTTCAGGACCTAAAGTTGATTCAACATTTAATTCTTGATCAATTTTCCAATCTGTTTCTACTTCTTCTCTAGTTCTGGGACCTACAAAATCTATATCAGAATTATTAGCATACTTAAATTCTTTTTCAACAAACTTAGCATACTTTGAACCTTGACGAGCAGCTACCCCAGCACCTATCCCACCGCCTAAAATACCACCAGTTAAACCACCTAACAACCCTGAGAACGCAGTTTGATTTAAATCTATGTTATCAATCATGTCTGTATCTACTTCGATATCTTGTAAAAAATAATCGTGTAGTCCTGTCCAAGTAGCTCCTTCTGCTGCTGTTACTGCAGCTAATGGTTTAGCACTCTTAACAGATTGTGTTATTAATTGTTTAGTTCCTTGTCTAGCAGCTTCAGTTAAAGCAGCTTTACCTGCTAAAGTTGCACCACCAGTTTGTACTGAAAATAATAAAGCCAAAGCATTTAAAGGATCAAAAACTATATCAATGCCTAAATCTTTAATTAATCCTAAGTGTTCTTTAACACCTTTTAAGTTTGAATTTTGAAATTGTTGTGTTAAGTAACTATAGTCTTGTTGTTGCTGTTCTGTCCAGTCATTTGCTTGTTTAGCCCTAACAATAGCAGAGCTTAAACTGTATTCAGCATCTCTTAAGTATTCAAATATATTATCGTTTGAACCAATACTTTCTAAAAATCTTTGCGAAGTTTTAGAAAACTCATCATCATTTGCAAGGTCTGTTAAACTTTTTTTACCAGTCCTAATGGAGGGTACACCTACACCTTGATCTATTTTATTGTAAATTTGACCTATATTAGTTTCATAACCTAACGGTTCTTCTTGTTTAGAAGTAGCTCCACCATGTAAACGAGCATAAATAGAAGCTAACTCTTCGTTTTCTTTAGCTTCTTGTTCTTCTTCCGTTTGTGGATTTACAAGTTTATCGTAAATATTTTGATATTTTCTAGTTAAAGGAATTGACATATTAAAATTTAACCTTGAAATCTTCTACTTTTAAAACCTATAATTTCTTGAACTACTCGAGGTGCTATGTTTTCTACATATTCTTCATAAGTTGCATCGTATGGATTAGGTACATCATTAAATAATTTTTCAAACATTATAAGTTTTTCTCTGCCAGATATATCAGGAGAGACAGCTATTTGTTTAAACTTTAAGTCAAAAGATGTTTGTTTTGCTTGTGTATTCATAGAATTCCAACTTTCATCAGTCATATATTTATCATTTTTAAAAGTAATACCCTCACCTAATACAGCAGGAATATCTCCATTGTATCTATTATATTCATATCTTTCATAAATTTTTTCATCTGTACTAGGATCGTAATATTCTGCTGCATTCCACGGAATGACTCCCAAAGTTGTTTTTACTTTACCGGGTCTAAAACCTCTTTGAGCAGTAATAGCTGTTGCAATATCAAACCTATATCTTTCACTAGAACTTATTTTTTTTCTAAATTCTTTTATATCTTCTTCGCTATAATCAATACCACTTTTTTCTAAACCACCTATATATACTCTTTCTGCAAAATCAACATCATTTTTAAATGCTAACGACATACCAGCAATATCACTTACCCACTCATCTTTCATTACTGGGTCTCTTATAATATCATCAGCAAACTTATACCAACTATTTCTACCTATAGTCATTTTATATTTATTATCTGAATCATAAATTCTTTTTCTACGAATATTAGTATCAAATATATCTAAATTTGCAGCAGCTCGTTCATATAATTTAGCATCTCCTCGAGCAAGGTCTGTCATAGATTCAAATGTATTTCTATATTCACCCATACTCTTATCAACTGCACCAATAATAAGACCTCCTAAGTCTAAATTATTTAATACATCGTTTAAATTACCACCGGCTAATTGAGTTTCTTCAATATTTTTAAAAAGATTTAATCCACCTTTTTCTTGGTTTCTTAAACCAACTTGAGCTAGACCGTCTTTAATAGTATTAAATATTCCTCTATTTCTATATTGTAATTTACGTTCAGCAATAATTCTTTTTTCAGCTTGAGTTAAATCATAAGCAGATATTGACCTAGCTCGTCTAAATAAATCTAAACGATCCATATCTTTTTTTTGTAAAACATCTCTTAGTTCATCTTCAAAAGTTAAATAATTTGCTTTACCTGTATCTGGGTTTGTATCTAAATAATTTTTTAAAACTTCATGTAAAGCACCATCATAGGCTGTTTCATACGTATCGGTATTAGCTTTAAAAGCATTAAACTGGTCTTTACCTACTTCTTGTTCAATTAAACCATCAATAACAGGTTTAAACTTAACAGCGAGACCATCACCATCATACTCGTCTAAATACAGTTTTACTTTAGAATCAATATCTAAAGCTTTATTTTTCTCAGCCCACTCAGCATCAGGCATATACTGCATAATTCTTCCAAGCTGTGCAACTTCTTTAGCTTGACTATCGTTATTAGACAACAAAAACATTTCGTGTTTGTCTAATTCTTTCATTCTTTTATTGTAAGAATTTTTAAATATCTTTTGACCAACACCAATCAAAGCTAATGTCTGCCCTATTCTTTTAGCCTTCTTAGCTTCTTTAGCTTGTTTTTTATTTATCTCAGCTTGTCTACTTAGTAAAGATGAACCAAGTTCTTCTACACTTTTGTTTTCAAAATCTTGAAATATGTTATTTAAATCTTCTGCCATGTGTTACTCCGATGGTTCTAATAAATTTTTCCTTGTGTCTGGTGCAGGTTTCTGTAATAAACTTGCTCGTATTTTAGAAGTATCTAGTTTTTCTAATCTGTCTTGAATATCCTTACCAACAGCAGTAGGTTGAATCGTTTTAACTCGAACATCTCTAAAGCCTTTTCTTTTTTGCATGTCTTGGTTTCTTGCGTTGACAGCATCCTGTACAACCTCTTCGTCTTCGTCTTCAAAACCTTCACCATCACTATCTACAATAGGTTCTATACCTGACTTTTCTGCTATAGCCATAAGCATAAACATAGTAGGCTCTAATAAGTTTAACATCATATCAGGATTAAACTTACCTTTTCTAAATCCTTCTGTTAAAACTACTTCTGCTATTGTGTTTACAGAGATATCGTTTAACATTAAATCTTGAACGCCTTTTAGTCTTTGAGGTTCTAATAAGTCTAAAAATATTTTTTCTCTAGCTTCTTTAACAGATGTCATTTCTGGTGGTTGTTCCCAAGGATAAGCTTGATCAGGGGGATTAGTTAAAGATTGCCCTGTAATAGGTGCTTCAAACAATACGTCTTTTAAATTTTGTGGTGTTGGTCTTGTCGCCATAATTATTCCTTTAAGTTAAAATTTCACCGTATGCATTTGCACCATACCCATTTGTTAAATTATATAAATCTTGAGTACTTGGATTTGGATTGTTAAAATCTATATAGTTGGTTGTAGGGTCAGGTCGTTTCATTAATGTGCTTTGTGCAACATCTGCAAAGTATTCAGCTTGTTGTTTTTGAGCCATTTCTTTTGCAAACTTTTCTGCATCTTCACTGGCTTGAATTGATGCTCCAGCAGCAGTAACGGGAGCAACTACTTTATAAGCACCTTTTGATCTTTGGAAATAACTACCTCCGGGTTTAGGAGGTGTTAAGCCTTCTGAAGTTTTTATTTTTTCTGTGTAAAGCCCTGATCTACCTGTTGGTTTTATTGACTCACTAATTGGTGATGTTGTTGTTTGACCTGTATAAAACGTATCTAATTCAGCTTGTTCATAAAATCCTGCTTTTAAATCAGTATCTATCCCATCTACAAACACAGGGTCTTTCATACCTTTAGGTGGTTTAGGCATTTTAGGTCCACCAATACCTACTTGAGCTTCTGCACTAATAGTAGTTTCAGGAACTTCAAATGTCATTTCTTTACCACCCGGAGTTTTTAATACTTTTGTATCTGCTGGGATTGACATATCTTGAATACCTTCTGTTGAAGGTTCAACAAACCCACCAGTTGTTTCGCTTACCCAGTTTCTAAAGTTACTACCTACCATACCCTCACCACCAACAAAAGAACTTACTTTGTTCATGCTGTATTCGATAGCATCAGTTACTCTATTAAAAACTTTACCTACTCCATTTTTTACAAAATTACCAGCGTTGACTAAACCTTGAGCAATAGGAGCAAGAAAGCTACTGCCTTGAGCTACGCTAGAAATCCACGTACCTATTCCCGGCAACATAAAAGATAAAGCAATAGAACCGATAGGACCTAATTTACCAAAGGCTTTAGCAATTTTACCTAAACCTTTTTTAAATTTTTTACCTACGCTTTTAATTCCTCTACCTATTTTCTTTCCAATCTTTCTTAATTTTCCCATAATATTTTCCTCTTAATCTAACCAGCCTTCTAAGATACTTGAGATAGCTTGTAAACTATCATCCCATACATCTTGTTTACCTACTCCAGCTTCGTTACCTAATGCAGCAATAAGAAGTGAAGCCTTACGTTGCTGATCGTTATCCCATCTTTTAAATGCAAAGTCTGCTTCATCTCTTAGTTCTTGCCATAAAAAATTATTAGCTGCTGATGTTAAGTTAAACATGTTCTGTGCATTTTGTTGATTCATTGCATTAAAAGCAGCAGTGTCCGCAGTATTAGCTTTACGTCTCCATTCAACATTAGACTGAGCAATAACTGTTGCGTTTTGTGTATTAAACTGTTCTCTTGCAAAATCTTGTTGTGAATTAAACTTTGAAACATCTGTAGCCAACTGAGCTTCAATTGTTTCTACTTGTAACTCGTTAGCAACTCTTCTAGCTTCTGCAGCATTCTCAGCAGCAGCATTAAATTGAGCCATTGAATTTAATTGATTAGCATTAAACTGTTCGTTTTGTTGCTGAACACTAGTCATAAATTGATTGACTTGGTTTTGACTTGTTGCATTAAATTGTAACGCAGCATTCTCAGCAGCTTGATTACTTAACAATCTTTGTTGAGTTTGTTGAGCTTTTAATACACTAGCTTGTTGTTCATTATTTAAATTAGCAAGGTCCATTTGTAAGAACGCTTGAGCATTAGTAATAGCAAGTTTTGTATTTTGATCAGCTTCTGCTAAGTTCCTTTGAGACATTAATATAGCATCTTGCATAACACCTTGTTGTTCCATCGTAGCATTTTGCAAACTAGCTGTTTGTAAAAACTTAGAGTTATTAATAGACCTTTGTTGATCAGCACTAAACTGAGCCATGTCTAATTGAAATACATTTTGAGCATTAAACAAAGCTGTTTGTTGTGCCATTTCTGCATCTTTTAAAGCTGCTGTAGCTTCAATAGATTTTTGTTGTGTCACGCTTTGTTGTATCGCTTGAGCATTAGATTGAGCTATAGGTAAAGCAGAAGTCATAATAGCATTTAACAATGCATCTCTTCCTACAGTAGATGCTGACATACCTCTTTGAGCTAACATTTGCTCAACAGATGAAACAGCAGGTTTAGCCCATATAGGTATTTCACCATTTTCCATACCTTCTAATAAACCATTTATCTGTGTAGATACCAAAGCTTCTTCAGGTAATCCTTCTATAATACCTCTTTGTTCTTCAGTAAAGTCAGTTAATCTAGCTTCTAAGTCTTCAGGGTCATTACCAATTTCTGAAATTTCGTCTTCACTTAAACCAGCACTACGTAATTGTTTTTTAGCACGAGTTATTTTAGCTAAAGATGTACCAGCTACTTTAGCAGCAGTAGCTTTAGCTTCTTTACTAATAGTTCCTACAACTCTTTCTTGTAAAGCTCCCGGTAACACTTCAACTTCAGCAGCATCAATTTTAGGAGTTGCTTGTACTCCAGCAGCTTTAGCTAACGTATCAGACACTTCATCTGAAACATTCCCAACAGCAGCTTCAACAACTGCATTAGTAGGAACTTTAGCTACATCATCTGCAAGAATAGTAGCAGCTTCAAAAGCTTTAGGTGCTGCAGCTTTAGAAACATCATCAATTGTACTGACTTGTTCAGGAGATATAGCACCTAATGTAGCTGCTCTAGCTTCCTGAGTTGTTTGCATTTGTAACTCGGCTGCTTGTTCAGGAGTTATCTCTGTGTCTGCTCTATCAATTTTTTTAGGATCAGGAATTTTAGGAAGAGTTTCAGGTAACACACCTCGAGCCATGTCTTGAGCACCTTTACCTACTTCAATCATTCTAGCTCTACGTTCTTGATTAAACTCAGATTCTTGTTCAGTTTGTTGTAAATTTCTAATACGTTCAGCTTCTGCTGCAAGAGCTGCTAATCTAGCTTCTTCAGCTAACCTAGCTTCTTCATCTAATTTAGCTTGTTCTTCTGCTGCTAATCTTGCTGCTTTTTCTTCTGGGGTTTCAGTAGGAGCAGGAGTTGGTGCAGGAGTTACATCAGCTTCAGGGGCTGGTGTAGGTGCCGGTGTTGGGGCTGTGGTAGGTGCAGGTGTTGGTGTAGGGGTTGGTGCCGGTGTTGGTGCCGGTGTTGGTGTTGGAGGAGTTGTAACTCCGGGGGTAAAAGGTTTACCACCACCATCTACAAGAGGTGCATTACCTTTTCTTTGATTGTTTTTTGGAATAGACCTTTCTATAACCTCACCAGTTTCTTTATCTACTAGAACCTTTCTTCCACGTTGATAATTAACTCTACCGCCTTTAGTATAGTCTTCTCTAACAATTCCACCACTTCTTTTTCTGTTTCTTCTTTTTGACATTCTTATTTCCTATATACCTATTTTACTTAACTTCAAAGAGTTTGTCAAGCTTTTCACTAATTTTATCCATTCTTTCCATGATGATTGTCATATCGTTTCTTAGCTCATCTTTGGTTACATAATCTTTCGCAATACCTTCACGTGTTTTGTTCAGCAATATATCTTGTCTTCTAAGCTCTGAAGTGTGCTGTCTAATCTGAAACCAGATAGGAGCTAAGACTAAAGTTATAAAAACGTTCCAAATGATATATGCTGATAGTTCCATGTTATTCTCCTAGTTCTGGAAACTCACCTAAAGGTCTTTCAATTATTGGAGACTCTTCTGTGCCTGTATTTGTATAAGTGTATAAAGCTGCTAAAGCATCTACGTCTGCAGCATTATCAATAGCTGTACACATGTCATTAGACTTTGTACGCACTGCAGCTCTCCAAGTTGCTATATCGCTTGGTACTGCTGTACCGCCTTCTGCAGCTCTGATAACCATCCAATCAGTGGGTTGTAAGATACCACCGGCTTGAGAGTTTATAATGTCTTTATGACCTTGACGAATACCTACCTGCTTTACATCACCTTCAGTACCAAGACCATCGGTCTCGTCTTCATCGGTAGACATCATCTACAGCCTTTAGCAGTTGCCACACCGTATGAAGCTGTTACAACGCCATCTGCAAAGTCAAAGCTTTGATTGGTATTAATGTAATACTCTTTATCTTTTAAGTTTGTGTTGTCGATAACGACTTCATAAATCCCTAAGGCTTCAAGTTCTGAAGCTGTCCAAAGCATAAAGATATTGCTAGGGTAATTAACTTCCCCTATAGTCATACCTTTAGGTCTTGTAAAGACTTGTGTTACGTTATCTGATTCTACTAAAGCCCACATAATTTACCTCGCTGTTGTTGGGATTCCTGTTGATGTTACGAATGGATTTTCTGCAAATGCCATGTAAAAATATTCACTGCTTAAACTATTATTAATATTTGCATCAGGACCTTCTCTAACTTTAAATCCATTTGAAACAAAATCTATAAGTCCGTCTGAACCTTCAGCATTAGTCAAATTAGGGTAAAGTATCTCATTTATTGGATTTTCTGAAATAGCTGCTGTTTTCATTACCCAAGGTTTAGCTGTTGAAGCTTTTATTATTACAAAAGCAGGTTTAAATCCTGTGTAAACGAATGGTCCATCTGCACTGCCATTAGATTTATAACCGCCAAACTTACTGTAACCTTGTTTCTCTGCAAAGCAGTAGGCTACATAAGTGCTGTTATTTGCATTTGTACCATTACTTCCACCACCAGTAAAAGTTGTAGAACTGGCTGCTGTAATCTCATCGGTATCCGCTGTTAAAGCAGTAGACTGATTTAAAGTCAGTTTGTTTGTGCCATAAATTAAACCACCAACATTGCCGTTAAATGACCAAGCTCTTGCAATAGGACCTCTAGCTTTTGTTAAAACTATGTTAGGAGTAACTCCTAGTCCATGCCCCATTGTCTGACTACTAGAACCTGTGCCTGTGTAAGTAACTATACTAAACCCAGCATCTTGATTAGCTTGAACTGTAGTAGTTGTATTGCCATCCGTATTGCTTGAGGTCGTACCACCATTGGCTTTCCATTGCCATCCTACATAGGTATTTCCGCTTTGATTCCAACTATTTGAGTTACCAAAACCAAGAGAAAAGCCATCGCTATTTAAAGAAGTTATCCCATCTCCATCTGTTTGTACTGCTTCTACTGCGGTACTATCAGGTTGAAGATAATAATAAACAGTACCATTATCACCTCTTGTTGAATCTTGCAAAAGATGAACACTTGTAAAAGTTCTGCTTTTTAGCCAAACCAAATCAGGTTGTAAATCGCTGTTACCATCATTGGTAATAGTTTGATTTCCTGCATTACCAGTATATAAAGCAGTCTGAAAATGTGCTGATGGGTCGTCTATATTTGTATAAGCCATATTATCCGTACTCCGCTAAGTTTTTAGTGCATAAGGCGTAGTAGCCTGATGGGGGTGCATATTCAAAAGTTCCGTAGCCATTTTCGTCTGATGCTGCACTTGATTGTGTATAATTTGCAAACCCACCAAAATTCATACTATCCATGTTATCTCCACCTGCAACTGATATTGCTGGTAAAATAATATCTGTACCGCCTGATAAGCTGGTAAAAGAAGTTGCAATATCAATTCCATTTGTATTAGTTTCAGGATTAGAGCTATTTTGCCATGTACCTTCTTTACCAAAATATAATTTTAAATTATCCATATCTAAGGCAAACATAATAATGTTTCCGTAGCCCGGACCAGTCCAAGTTCCTGTGCCATTGTAAATACCACCATTAACAAAATACCAACCTATTGAACCATAACCTGTTTGTTGACCTAAATAATTGTTGCTATTGTGTGGAACATATGGGTCATTAGCTGCTGCAATGCCAACAAAAACTGTATTTGTATTGCCGGGGTCATTTGCAAATCTACATTCCCAGTACCATTTACCACTTGATACACCCATTGTTGCGTTCATAGAACAAATTGATGAGCCACTATTAGCTACTTTAGTTCCACCCTGCGAAGTAGCAATATCTGAGTTTGTTCTTGAATTAACATTCATAATACAAAAATTATTAGTAGGCGTGTCAGTTGCTTGGTCGGCTGATGTGATGTTAGTTAAATCAAAATCAAACCCATTACCTGATACATCATTACCTAAATTTGATGAATCTTCAAAGTCTAAATAGTAACCAGCGTTACCATAAGTTCCGTCATATTCTTTAGGTTTCCAAATACCTGAATCACTATCTGTTTCACCAAACTCTGTTGGTGCTAATGCTTGACCATCTATATATTGTGCTTCTGCTAAATAGCCTGAAAAAAAGTTTGTAGGACTAAAGTAGCCATAATTTTGACCCCAAGCATGCCATGTCGGACCCCCAATAGCTGCAAAAGTTATATGACCATCTTGAGTTATATTTGGTGCTGTAGACCAAGTTTGTTCTTCGCCATTTACATATAATCTTAATCTGTTGGCTGCTGTGCTATCAGTAGAGTCAAATCTGAAAAGACTAATATGATACCAAGCAGAAGTGTCTCTAAAATACTGCATTGCTTGTTAAACGGATAAGCGCTATTAAAAGAACTATCGCCTGAATACATCTTAGCTTGGTCGTTTTCAAAACCAAGCATAAGACTGCATATCTAGCCGAGCATACCTGAATACAAATACAGATAGCATTGATAACCACTAGCATCCAATTGTCAGTTCTTTTAACCCAACAAGAAAATGTAGCAGTTGTTAAGCTTGTTGGATCTGTTGCAGTAATGCTACCAAAGTATTCCAGCACCATCATGACCTCTGTTAAATCATTCAGGATTGTCTTGCTCTAAGCTTCACAGAGTTCTCAATCTCATACCCACCAGCAACTGCTGAGTTAGCTCCACCGACTCCTAGATTAATATCTGCCATATTAGCTTAATGTTAAGTTTTGATTCCTGCCTACTTCTAACCACTTAGAACCGTTATATCTAAAAGTAAACAAATCACCTTTAGAAGCTGT